GTAGAAAGATGAAGTCAGCGGACGCGAGTATAATGGTAAAACACACTCGCTACGCCCCTGGTGTGGTAGACCAGGCCATCTTACAACCCGATGGCGCAGGCGGTAGTTATATAGGGAGTGGCTACGTCAGTTGGGAAGCTGGCCAGGTTCTTGGGTGTCACAAGAGGAGAAAAGATCGTGTCGATAAAACTTCCTCGGAGTCACTAGATAAGGCGTTTTCTTCTTGTATAACTCATATGAGAGAGAAGTTGTTTAATGGGAACAAAGCGGCAATTAAGAAGCTAAGGCAGCAGATGATCGGTTTGCCGAGTGTTTCTGGTTGTGAGACCTTGCTTACGACTTCTTCATCTCAATTTGATATCAATGAGGTAGTGGAGGCTTTATCTCGTACTAAGTCACCTTCAGCTAAGAGCCTGGTAATATTGGATATGATGGTCAGCGGAGTAGTTCCTGATTTACTGATTGCACCAGCCAAAGCTAACCGCGCCGCTAGAACAAAAGTCAATATTAAGCTGTGTGACTTGTTACAGTCAGTCAAGTTATATTTTTCAGATTGTTGGCTTGATATGGCGAACGCAGTGACTGGTTGTTACGGCATGTCCAATGACCAATTTAGTGGTTGGGTCATGTGGTATTCGATAGCTCACAAAGTAGATAAGGCGTTAGCTACTAGGATTTTACATTGCTGTGGTGACACTCCAATGTTGAAGGAGTTATCAACGGCCGTCAAAGCTCTTGGATTAAATAGTAGTCGTGAGGGGGCGATGATCTGTGAGTTAACGACTCTAATTGGGAGGGGTGCTTTGCCTGGTTTGGCAGATGATGATGTCGAGACCAGGGTGAACTACTCACGCTTCTTAGAGGAAAAAGCTGCGGTTATGGACAGTTCTAGCTTAAGGCGCGCTATACGTGAGGTGATAGCTGAGGAATTGACAACGGTACCTAAGTGGATGGACAAGGATGATTATTGGTCCCGGCGATGGATGTACACCAAGAGCGGTTCCCACACTCGCCATATAGAGGATGTTATGTATGGCAAGAGGTTAGATCTACCAGAACAACCTACGCGTCGTGAGTTTGCGGAAAGTGTTAAAGAAAACATCGTAGCCGAAGGGTCCCCTAGTGTTTGGGCTGGGCTGTCTTGGAAGTTAGAAAATGGGAAGACACGTGCTATTTATGG